TTCTACGATTAGTGTTCCTGTTCCTTTGATAACTCTATGCCAGACAAATTTCGGAATATAAATTTGTTCGGCATTTGACAATTTGACTGGCAAATCATCTTCCATTTGAAACTCCCATTCTCCGTGTTGGATTACGGTTACTTTTCGATCTGTTGTATCTTGATGCCATTTTAATTCATCAACATCAACATCGGGTGAGAATGTCCTTACTATTTTACCGTTAATATTTTCTTGTTGGAATGGAAAATCCATATTACCATGAATTTGAGGATGATAACCCAAGTTGCTTTGCATATCTACCTACATTACAAGACCAATATCCTGCTGTAGTTCTATCTTTTTTCTGATCACATTTGTGACGAGCTCTAAATGATTTTGCAGCACCTTTGTTCTTATTTCTCACCCTTAAATTGGGATCACCAAAAGAAACTTTTTTTATTCCTCCTGATTTACTTTTAACGTAGACTGCGAATTTTTTTGGTCCTCCTGACGTTCTGAATGGTTTGTTCAATTTGACATTTTTACCTCTGTGTTTTGCTTCATCTAATATTTCTTCATCTGTCTCACTTTCTACAACATATGGTGCATCTAAATAAACATATTCTCTACCAACTTTAACTTTAATTCCTAAATCAGACTCAACCATTAATCTGTCTTCTTCATTAAGGTCAATTTTGCCCTCATTGTATAAGTCTCTAACTTCATTAACTAAATCGAAGTATTTTTCAGAATACATTCTGAAAACATTGTTTGTTAATGTCATTTTATTATCAATATGATATTGTAAAGACTCAGAAATTTCAACATTTTCTTTTAGAATTAATGTTGCTTCCGAATATTGTTCTAAAACCTCTTTTATAATTTTTTTTAAGTCCGTCATATAATTAAATAGTTAAAAATTCACTCCTAAACCAAAAGTCCCATTATTAATTACTGGATCATAATCCATTTTAATTGTAAAATTCTTATAATCGTGTAAAGCACCTATTTTTATTGTTGTAAATCTATCCAAATATTTTGGAAACGTAATATAACCTAAATCGTCCTTACCTCTCCATTTTACATCTTCACTTACTGTTCCGATCATCATATGGATGCCTGTCCTTTTTATTCTTTTCCCTGCTCCAATATAAAAACTTTGTCTTTGTACTAAATCATTTACAAGTGGAAAGTCAACTTGAGTTACATTTCCAAAAGGAAAAAATGTTGAATTATCTCTTTCCATACTCGCATTATATTCTGTGATAAAATATCCTTTATTACCTATTGTAAAGAATCCACCAACTTGATTATCTGTTGTTTTCTGTATACCGAAACTAATAACAGGTTTTTTACCTCTCACTGTATCTCGTCTACCATTATCGTAAACATATACTCTAGCGGGTTGTCTATAACCCCAATCATTCCAATAAAATGATGGTTGCCAAAAGTTCCAACCAAATCCAGGTGCTCCCCACATATCCCATCTATTCCAACCCCAACCCCAATTGTTAAAGAAAGGGTCTCTTACAATAATATTAGATCCAGGTCTTGTTCTTGAAGGTCTGTCATACCCTCTTGATGGTGGTTGACTTCTCCAATTACTTACGTCATTTCTTTGTGGTGTAGATGGTTGTATTGATGGTGTTGATCTTTGTGGTGTTGATTGTTGTTGAGGTGGGTTACTTCTCCAGTTACTAACTTGTGAAAAAGTTAATGTTGGAATCATTGACAATAAAAACAGTAATTTTTTCATAGTGATTAATTTTATTATAAATATTTTATTTTTTCACTTTTATCTTCCAATATACCCCTCCATTTATGTACGGTCTAAATTCACCTGAGACCCCGTCAACTGTTCTGTTTGCAACTCCTGTACCGATTTGGTATAGATGATCTTTCTTTGTTTTAAGGATTATACCCATCCCTAATGAATTCACCCAATCCTCTCTACTAATTGCTCCGTTAATACCAAAGAATAATTGGTTTTTGATTGGTGGTGGTTCAGGTGCCGGTTCTCTTACTATCTTAGGTTTGATTGTTGCTGACCATTTTCTTGAAGCAATTTTGTTTTCAGATACAGTTTGATTCAAATATACGAACCCTTGATTATTATTCAATTTCAATGTGTCGATAAATGAGTTGGTAACATAAAAACTTTGTAAGATTGCTGCCGTATCAACCTGTACGTATGTTGGGACATATATTGTAGTGTCGTGATAGATGTCATCTCCTTTCACCTCATATGGAACTTCAACTTCCACAGTTATTGTATCGTGAATTGCTTCCGATGGAACTTCTTTGACTATTTCTTTTATTTTCGGTTTGTTGTCTGATTTTAATAACACCAATAATGTTATTATCAAACCCAAAATTATAAAATGTCTAATGTCTAATATCTTTTTCATAGTCTTAAAGCATTACTCTTGAACCTATCAAGAAATTACTAAGTAATGGTGCTCCCTTCAAAGTTGAACCTGCAAGTTTGTAGTTAAAACTAAAACCAAACCTCTTACTTATTTTATAGTCAAACGATGAGCCAGCTAAAAATCCAAGTTGTCTATCAACCGTTGTTTCTCCTGTTTTTGAATTCCAACTTATTGGCGAATTCATAAAGAATACCTGTGGGGATAGGGTAATCTTTCTATTAATAGGATATGGTTTCGTCCAAAACGTAACAACTGAGGTTGAAAAAGACGTATTGAATATTTCTTTGGTCTCTCCTGTTTTACTGTTTATTATTTTAGTATCTTTCAACAATAAAGTTATGGCTCCTAAATTATACCCGTAGGTACCAAATTTAGGGTGTGGTTTGATATAGGTGTAACCAATAAGATTCATATAATTCCCCTCCAAATATGCTCCTGTTATGGAGTATGAGTGGATTGCATTAAGTTGTCCCTTATCAAAATCCATTTTGGTATATCCACCACTTAGAGCAAATTGTCTCAATGAGCTCCATATTAGTGCTGTTGCACCCCAGCTCTCGTTCCCGACTATAGACGATTTACTTACACCAAAAGATACTATCGCGTTATATCTCAGGTCGGGTCCTTGAGCTGTTGTTAGGTCAGAAGCGACTAACATTGGGTTTGCCGCAACAGACTTTTTCTTTTCTTCTTTTTTCTTTTCCTCTTTCTTTTCTTCTTTTTTCTCGTCAGATTTTTTTTCATCACTCTTACTTTCAGACTTTGATTCGGAACTACTTTCCGAAGAAGAACTACTTTCCGAACTTCCCCCTCCTTCTGAACTACTAGACCCTCCCCCTGATGATGAGGATTCGCTAGATGATGAGGATGATTGGGAGGAAGATGAACTTGATGCCGAAGACGATGAAGCACTTGAAGCCGATGAGGATGCTGCTCCAGATGCACTTGAACTTGCTGCGGAAGACGCTGCCGAACTTGCCGCTGATGATGCTGCAGAACTTGCAGCAGTTGATGCCGCTTGTGATACCGCAGCTGTCACTGTTTGTTGTACTACTAAACTCGATGGACATGGAGTAGCAAATATACTTTTTATCCATCTGTCAACTTCACCACTAGTAAACTGAGCGTAGGTGAATACTTTGGATTTACCTCTTATAATCACCATCACACCACTATTATTAGTAATAGGGATAGTTACAACATATGTTTTCAAGTCACATGGGTCTATGTATGTTTGCGTTACAACTTGACCTGAACCTTTCAGAAAAAAGAGTAAAAACAAACATACACCAAACCATTTTTTCATTATTTAGAAAATATTCCTTTTTTAACCATCTTATCTAAGATATTTGCACATGCAATATCGAGAGCTTTTTTTGTTGAGATACTAATGGTAGATTGGTTAAATTTAACGGGGTCAACAGTCGCATCAGACAAGAATGTTAATTCTCTTGTAGTTTTTGCCTCACCTAAACCAGATGCCGCAATGATTGCTCCTGTCTCTGCGTTTGTAAACCTTACTTGTAAACCGATACGAGTTACTAACATATTTTTAACCCCATCTTTCAAGTTTACAGTTTCATCTTCACTAACAGAGTAGTCATAACACTCAATTTCAACGAAATAATGTGCTAACTTAATCTTACCTCTACCGTCTAATTTGTTCTCTGATATTCCAGCTTGAGACGCTTGGAATTGTTTAACCATTCTGTTTTTAATTTCTGTTTTATCTTCAGTAAATTCAAAACGGTTTAAATTATCAAGATATTCCAACACAATGTTTGTAACACCTAAACCAACTCTTTTTTCTTTTAGTTCAGGATACATTTCGTACATCTCATCGTTAATCCCACACTTCAATAATTGGATGTTCTTTTTTGGACCATCATAATCTAAAAATTGTGTTATGTCTTTTTTGATTTCGAATGATGCCTTATAATCCTCGGTCTTAGTTTTACCTATTGTTTGGGAAAAAGCACCTGTGCTCAACAATAATACTGTTGAGAAAAATATAAGTTTTTTCATATTAATTTAATTTAAAAATGCCGTTAATACCATTCTAAATCCAAATGAAAGAATTACCAATCCGAATCCAATAATTCCTACTGTCAATACGAATTTTAAAATTTCTTGAGTCTTTGTCATAATATTATTTTTTAGGTCCTTCATACCAAATGTTGTCAGGATTATTTTTGAACGTTCCGTCAAACTTCCATTCAAGTTTATTAATCATATCACGTTGTCTTTGTTCTTGTCCTGACACTTCTAAATAAATGCAGAATATTTGGAAAGAGAGTGCTGTGATAGTCCAAATAACGCACAACTTTACAAAACCTAACATTAATGCGTCACTCAATTTGTTTAAATTTATTGTTTTCATAATTTTTAATTTTATTCTATGTCTTTGATTTTACCACAAATCAAACACTCTTCATCACCGTCATTATCTTGGTCACCCCAAACGTGTTGACAGTTTCTATGGTCGAAATATTCATCAATAACACCATCGCCATCGTTATCAATTCCATCCATTACACCATCACCATCTTCGTCTATTTCAACGCCTACTTTTACTTTTGGTGATTCTTCAACTACCGAAGATTTCTCAGTTGTTGGGATTTCCAATGGTGAGATATTCATAGGAACTATTGGGTTATTTGGTAAATCCGCGGTATTACTTAATGATGTACCATCTTCTTCATCCATTTTTTGAACTAACATTTTATCCTTATCGGTATCACTAAACCAGTAATCAATAATTTTACCATATGAACCGATAAACGCCCCTAATAATAACAACATAAGTTCTTTCCACTCAGTTGACATCGGAGTTGCCCCCATAATAGCGGCAAAAATACTACCCATTATTAACATGAATCCTCCAAGGACCATTGCAGTGATGTACCATCTTCTGGACATCATCTTGTTTAAAAGTTCTTTAAATCCTGTATTCTCTTTCATATTATTTACCATTTTGGAGCCTCTTCTTTGAATTCGTCACCTTCTTTAGGTTTTGGTTTAGGTGCTGGTGCTGTAGTTGATGATTTAGAACCATTTCCACCACCTCCGTTAACAATCACGGTCTTACCCGCTGATTGCTGCTGAGTGTTGTTGATGTTGATTACAGGTGCTGCTTGTTGTGTTGGTACCTCCTCTTTATCATCACCACCCGTTAATTTTGTTGTTACCCATCCACCTACACCCAAAGTGATAGTTGAGATGAAACCAATGATTACATTCTTTAATGAACCACCAGTACTTTCTGATTTTTCTTCTTCTGACATTTTTTTATTTTTTTTGTTTTATTTTATTACGATTGGATATTTTACTTCCCTACCGCTGATATCCATGAACACTAAGTCATAGTCTTTTTTTGATAAATCTGATAAATCGTATACCTTCTTTGTAATACTTTCTGTTGCGGTAAATCCTTCTTTTTTGGAAGGAGTTTCACTACCGAAAGGAATTATTTGTACCGAATATTTTGAACCTATAGTTGTTTCAAATTCTGCAGTTATAATATTACTTGTTTGGGTAATTGATTTGATTGCTGTTGATGTGGGTACTGTTCCCAAATCAATAACTTGCGGTTGTGGTAAATCTACCTTTGTACAACTCACCAATAAAAGGGTAATTAAAAACCCCAAACCTAAAATTCTGTCTATTCTCCTCATAATTAAAAATTTTTATATCCTGTTAATTTTATTTGTGTTGAATTTAAATTGATTCCTAACTGAACTCCTTTAGAATCAGTAGCATCCATGGTTGGGGAAACTTTAACGGAAGTTAAAATGTCAACTCCATTACCAATTGTTGAAAATCTTACTTTGAATGGTATGTTCGTTCCGTTTATTGGTTTATTATTTTGGTCAATTCCCCCGAACTTAACTTTACCGTCTTTCGTATTAACAAAAACATACCAAGAATTAGGAACCTCTGATTTTAACTCCTCAAATTTGATTTTTGTTGGATCGTATTGAAATTCAAATTGTAACCCTCCAACTAAAACACCTTTAGTATTAAGTGATACAGGTATTTCAACATTATTTGATGTCACAGTTATGTTTGATAAATTTACATCAATTGATGAAACATCATTTGGTGTATTAATAAACGATGCTGACTGTGTAGCCATACTTATGAACGCAGTATTACTAATTAAACTATTAACAGCGTTTGTTTGAACCGTGCTAGTCCCATTTGAGCTAGTAATGACTTGTGACGAATGTGAACGATTCACATCCCCCCACAAAAGATATTTTAAATCAACAATTTCGTTTGTTCCTAAAACACCAGTCTTAACTAAAGTTTTAGGAAAAGAAAAATCTTTCCAATTTGTTGTTGTCACTGAACCCCATGAATTACTTGGTGAGTTGTTAAACGTAAACTCAGATCTAAGTCCATAATCATTATTACCCATGTTTCTTACATACGGTGCAAATGTTGTTGACGATATGTTAGAAAACCCTGAAGGTATTCTATAGTAAGCCCATGTTCCATCTTTACTTACAAACTCAACGGGACCTGTGTATAAATCAAATAATTGTAAACTTGTAATATTTTCAGGTAGAATGTTAGTTCCATTATATTCTCTCAAATCCACACTAATTTTGGAAATGTTCTGACTATAACCATTAACATTAAGAACGCACCATTCAACTTGTCCTGCAATGGTTGTTGCATCTGTTGATCTCCAAGTAGGTAAACTCATAAATCCGTTGCTACCCATAGCATATCCTGATGGAATCGTTACAAGTGTATCTATTCCAACAACTTGTCCTAATAGTCTTGGTAAATCACCACCATCTATAATTTTATTTTTATTGATATCCGCAGCATATAATGATTGACCTGTTTTTAATATTTGACCATTACTACCATCTAATCCCATAGATGTAAATTCACTTTGTGCAGTAGTAAAATCTGATATTGTAATTGCTCCGTTGTATACTGCGTATGTTTTGTCTATACTATGCATTACAGACACTTCATAAACTTTATTTTCTGCTAACAATGATTGATTGATATCAACATTACCATTAGATAAAACATTAAATAACTGTCCAACACCACTAAGAGTATCTCTGAAAGAAACTCTAATGTCCGATAATGCAAATAAATTAGAACTTATGTCAACTTTTGCGGTTACAAGTTTGCCAGTGTTTTGATTCATTATAACGTCAGTTGACAACGGAGTATCCATAAGTGTAGGTACTCCACCTCCCTGTCCATTCCATCCTGCAACAAAGTTCAATCTTACTGGATTGAATGAGTTCGCAGTAGATGTCGCTTTCAATCTGAATCTTATAACTAAAATTCTATCATAAGTTGTAAATGGCATTGCAGAGTTTGTCGCCCAAGTTAAAGTTGCCCTAATAATTGAATTAGAACTTGATATATTATAGGTGTATCCCAAACCTGACGTATACCTTGCGGTTCCATTAGTGTTGGTTGTATTTCCCGCATATCCGTATCCTGGATAGTTTTGCCAAGATAGTTGAGGATTCGATCCAGATGGTAGTACTCCACCGTTTCCTCCTGTACCTGTATGATTAATTGAAATTAAATCAAAATTTGTGATATCATATTGAAAATCGAATAATAATTGTCTTGTAGCTGCATCGCTATTACCATTTGCCTGAACTACAACGTCAAACTGATCTCCTCTATCAATCACTCCACCGTTTATATCGGTAAGAACTCTTGTGTCAGGAAATCTAAATCTAATTTGACTGAATGATGTTAGAGACATCAATAAAAGTCCCAAAGTTAAAAATTTCTTCATCTTTATTTTGTTTCGAATATTTTAGTAACCAACTTGTCGCTAGCTTTTTTGATTGCATTACTCAACGATGTTTGGTTGAATTTGCCTCCGTTATCTACAATCAATGTGGACATAGAGATTTCGGATGATTCCTCTTCGACAATCACCTCTTTTATTTTTTTATTATCTGTTTTTAATGTACCCTTAAGTCTGATTACAACAGATTCTTGATTTTTGTGAAAAACGGATACGTTAGATTTTGTTTTGAGTACGTCCAAATAAACTAACTCAACTGATAGTTTATTTTTTGCATCAGGGTTAAGATCGTAGTCTTTTTCTTGTAAGAATTCTTCAATTATATTTCTTACACCGAACTCTAAGTTTCGATTACCCGCAAGAGACCCTATTTGGATTTTGTTTGTAACAGCATCCACCCATATCTCTTGATTTTGTTGTGAATTATTGTGAGGGAACACAAAAAGCATTGCACTCACAATGAATAGAAAAATTTTACTCATTCTGATAGTATCTTGGTATTAATAAATACATTCAAACAACTATTTATTTGAGTAAGATTAAAATATATGTCGATACTTAACGAAAATATTACAAGGATTAAAAGTGTTATGGGTCTTGTTAACGAACAAGATGAGTCTAAGAATCAAATGAATATAAACCTGAAAAAGGTTGTTGAAATTTTGACTTTTTTGAAGATTTATAACAATAAAATGGAGAAAATGTTAATGGACATTTCATTATTTGCCAAAGATCAAATTATTGACTTTGGATTATTAGAAAGAGGCCTACGTAAAAGATTACTTAAGAAAGGAGATAAGAAAAAAAATGTTGAAGAGTATTTCGGTAAGGTTTTGAATTCTCTAAAATATAGAGAGCGTGGTGGATATGGTACTGAACCAGAATCAGAAGATTATGAATTTGAGGTGGAAGAACCTTCTATTGTTCCTAAGAAAATATACAGAAAAGAATTATACGATTTACAAGTTGAACTTTTAAAACTTCAAGAGTGGTTAAATAAAACAGGTAAAACCGTTATCATTGCCTTTGAAGGTCGAGATTCTGCCGGAAAGGGTTCAACTATCAAAAAATTTACAGAAAATTTAAATCCAAGATTTTATAATATAATTGCTTTAGGTGTTCCAACACCAGAAGATCGTAAGAACTGGTGGGAAAGATACAAAAGAGAAATTAAACCAGGTATGATCAATCTTTTTGATAGAAGTTGGTATAACCGTGGTTTAATCGAGCCGGTAATGGGTTATGGTTCTCCAGAAGAATATGAAGACTTTATGGAAAACGTTGCGGACTTTGAACAAGATTTAGTTAAGGCAGGAGATTACCTTTTTAAATTGTGGTTTTCTATCGAAAAAGAAACTCAAAAAAGAAGATTTGATATTAGACAACAGTCCCCATTAAAATACTGGAAATATTCCCCTAATGATTCCAAAATGCAAGATCTATGGGATAGGTTTACCGAATTTAAAGAGAAACTTTTTGATAAGACTTCAACGGTAAACAATCCTTGGGTTATTATCGACGCTGAAGATAAAAGAATATCAGGTTTAAATGCCATCAGATATGTTTTACAAAACATTCCATATGAGGGTAAAAACGAAAATGTTGTAGGTAGAGAATACCCTGAAGTTCTTTCTGTTTTGAGACCTAACGGTTAATTTTCTTCTTTTTTTTGTAACAAATCTGTTATCTCAATTTTCAAATGAGTTAATAACCAAGTGTCTAATAGTATTAACACTAACACCCAATCTATTTCATTAATAGAGTGAATTTCAGGATTATTTATTTTTTCATAGACCCATATTAGGACCTTACCTGCCAAATAGAATTTCCCTATTACAAGAGATAATGATAGTAATTGCTTAATCATACCCAAATATAAAACTATTTATTGAAAAATAAAATTACCATGATACTAAAAATCGGATCTAGAGGAGAAGATGTAAAAAAACTCCAACAAAAATTAGGACTTGGTGCTGACGGTGTTTTTGGACCAGGTACTGAGAAAGCAGTAAAAAAATGGCAAATTGACCATGATCTTGGCGCTGACGGAATAGTAGGTGAAGGCACTTGGAACAAAATGTTCGGTGAACAAACACTTATTACAGAACCATCAATCCCTCAAGCACCTATCGCATCAGTCGGAGGATTAAAATTAGAAAAATTAAAGGGTCATATCCCTGATGCTGTCATTGCACAAATCCCTGACACTGCAAAAAGATTTGAAATTAATACACCATTAAGACTTGCACACTTCTTAGCACAATGTGGTCATGAAAGTGGTGGATTCAGAGCAACTCAAGAAAATTTAAATTATTCTGCAAGTGGTTTAAGAGGAATATTTTCAAAATATTTTAAAGAGGCTGGATTGGCAGAACAATATCAAAGAAATCCGCAAAAAATTGCAAGTAGAGTTTATGGTGGAAGAATGGGTAATGGTCCTGAATCAACCGGAGAAGGATACAAATTCCGTGGCCGCGGATACATCCAATTAACCGGAAAAGACAATTATACGGCATTTGGTAAAGCGATTAACGAGGACATGACTGCAAATCCTGATAAAGTGGCAACACATTACGCATTATTATCAGCTGCATGGTTCTTCAGTAAAAATGGTCTACATAAAATGGCCGATCAAGGAGCTAGTGATGCAGTTGTTACCTCAATAACAAAAAGAGTTAATGGTGGAACTATCGGTTTAGCAGATAGAATAAAACATTTTAAAGAATATTACCATTTATTGGCATAATTCCTTAATTTTGTAAAAACATTGAACCATGATAATAGATAAACTAATTAACCAAATGAAAGTAGAATTGGATTGGGTAATAAGAGTTACCAAATCTTCAGAAACATTTGAACAGTTGAATACCGCACACATGTGTTACGATCTTTGGTTGAAAAAATATGACCATTACTCTAACGATCGAATTTATGGTTATCTATTATCACATTGGAAATCTTATTATTGGTCAATGAGAAAAACTAAAGAATCGGTATTATCATGAGTGGATCTTATACATACAAAAGTCAATTTTTACCTCACGTTACAATAATGATTGTGACTGATGAATATCCAGGATATGAAGATCTAAGACCGATTTTTGATCAATTAGGTTACGGATTTATGGTTCCAAATAAAGACACTATTATAATTGATGGTGAAATATTAGTCAACGAAGGTCCTGATGACTCTTTATTCAAGTTCATTGAAGCTCATGAAGTCGCTCATATTTTATTGGGTCACGACGGTCCAAGAAACGAAGAAGAAGAAATTGAGGCTGATTTAGGTGCTTACTTAATATTGACTAAATGGGGTTACAAAGACTCAATAAAAATGTTATTGAAAAACTTTAGATTCAGACACGGAGTTAAATTTGATGAAAAAATGTTAGATAATGTAAAAAATCGTCTACAGGGTATGTAATATTTGATATTTTTTCAAAAATTATTATATTTATTTACACATCACTCCTTAAGAGTGTTCTCATATATCCCTTTTCCAAAAGACCCGCGAAATTTATTTTGTCGGGTCTTATTTTTTTACTACATTTGTAATATGAAAGTAGAATTTGCAGATAGTTTTTGGAAATCATTAAAAAGATTATCAAGACAACAAACTTGGTGGTACAAGACCTATAATTTTTTTCGTAGAGATTTACCATATTTTTTAGAAAACATTTGGTTTTTTAGAAAAGAATTGTACGCATTCCGTTCGTGGGATTATTCCTTCAATCTTGATTTGTTTCGTCGTTCTTTAGAAAAGACTGTAGACACAATCGAAAATCACGGTCATGAAGTAGATGAATCAAGATTAAAAAAAGTTGAAAAGATGAAACGAGCAATTCAATTAATTAAGAATGTTCGTAGTGATGAATATATCCGTCGTGCAGAAAAAGAGTTAGGTAAGTTAAAAAATACTGATTGGTTATGGAATGACAGAGAAGATACTGAAGAAGAAAAAAACCATAATATGAAGGTTTACAAAAGAGGAAGAGAAATAGAGGAGTCCGAATGGAAAGAATTATGGTTAATAATTCAAGGACAAGATATTAATGAATTCTCAAGTAAAAATCAAAAAATTAAAAACTCCGAACCTGAAGATGAAATGCATTCATATACCGAGTGGTTTGATGGTTCAGGATTAAGGGGTTGGTGGGATTAAAAAAAATTAAATTATGATAGCATTATTAATTGCAGTAACTTTGGCTCTCATCTTCTTAGTATGGGCTTGGGTAAATGGTATTCACAGTATGAACGAAAAACATCCTGACTACAAAGGAGAAGATTTATTTGGAGAATTTAACGAAGAAGAAAAAAACGATATTTTATGAAAATTACGTTCATCAGCGATACTCACAACAAACACAATCACTTAACAAGTAATGCATATAACAACATTCTTGGAAGTGGTGATGTCCTTGTTCATGCTGGTGACTGCACAAGTATGGGTAAGAGTCATGAAATTACAAATTTCTTGAATTGGTTAAGTATGACTGATTTCAAACATAAAATCTTCATTGCTGGTAACCACGATTTCGGATTTGAAACTCATACAGAGATCGCAGAAGAGTTCAAAGAAAGAGGTGTCATATATCTATTTGACAGTGAGGTTGTTATTGATGGTGTAAAGTTCTACGGTAGCCCTTGGCAACCTGAATTTTATGATTGGGCATTCAACTTACCAAGAGGAGAAAAACTTGCTGAAAAGTGGGCAAAGATCCCTGGTGATACTGACATCTTAATCACTCACGGTCCTGCTCACGGAATGTTAGATTGGACCCCAAGTGGACAAAGAGTTGGTTGTGAAGATTTATTTCACAGAATCATGGAAGTTCAACCAAAAATTCATGTTTGTGGTCACATACATTGTGCCTATGGTCAAAAAAACTTTAATGGGGTTGAATTCTTAAACGCCGCTGTTCTGAACGAGAGATACGAATATGAAAACAAACCAATTGTTGTAGATTTTGATACTGAAACAAAACAAATTGATTACCCATGAAAAATAAAGAAGTAATAAAAGATCTCAAAAAACTAAATCCTGAAGACAGGACAAAAGTCACCATCATTTGTGGTAAAAAGTGTTTAGATGAAATTAACTATGTTAATGGGACGTGGGAAGATAAGAGTTACTCATGTGAAGCTTCGACAAATTGGAGAAGTGGTGAACTTTTCACTGAAGAGATGACCGTCGCAGAAGTAATCAAACTTTTGAAAAAGAAGGATCTTATCAACATGGGTTCTGATGACTTTCCCGGTCTTCAATTAGGACAGGCTTCTGACGGTTCTACGGACGTTTACAACATCGAGTGGAGTGAACCATTGACCGAAGAAGAAGAGGAAACTGCACCGTCAGGAATGGATATGTATTGGGATGGGGATATCGATGATGTAGATTATGAAATCGCCCCAAATGGGATTATTGAATTAACAATCGAAGTAGGAGACTACTCAACAACTATAACCGAATAATTATGAAAAAGACTTGGGATAAAGAAATCCTTTTATGTGAATGTCACTCAGATGAACATCAAATGTTACTCTTTTATAATGAAGAGGAATATGAAAATGGTCAAAAATATAATATATGTTATGCACACGTGCATTTATCAACATATGAATCTTTTTGGAAACGAGTAGTTCACGGAATAAAATTTATGTTTGGATACAAATCAAAGTACGGGGCGTGGGATGAATTCATCTTTGATCCCAAAGATGCCGACAAGCTTCAAGAGCTTGTTGATTATTTAAAACAACAAAATGAAAATGAAAAAACTATATCTTGATGATGTAAGATGTCCAAAAACCGAAGGGTGGGATATTGTAAGAACCTATGAAGATTTCGTAGATTGGATAACAAAAAATGGAATACCAACTGAAGTGTCTTTTGATCATGATTTGGCAGAAATTGACTATGATCCTACAACACAGACTGAAAGTTTCAAATACTATGAAAAAACAGGATATGATGCCGCAAAATGGTTATGTGAATATTGTTGGACAAATGGTCTTCCTCTTCCATCTTGGAATGTTCACTCAGCAAACCCTGTCGGTAGAGATAATATCATTCAACTTATGAAAAACTTCGAAGAAAAACTGAATTAACAAAAGGTGAGAGAAATCTCACCTTTTTTATATTTATTAACATGGCAGAACAAAGTCAATTTTCAAAATTATCAAAAAAACAATTGGTATTCATCGCTGCAAAATTAGTCGATGAAGACTTTCCTATCGGGAATCCATATGATGATGATTTTGACAACGCTTATGGTATTTTACAAGAAGTTTCTAGATATTTCAGTATTGAAGCAACTCAAGAAGATGTTGAATTTTTTTCAAAGTTTTTACAAATCAACGATGAAATAATTGCAGATCTTTTTGCAAATAATCGTAAGGAAATGAAAAATACTAGTCTACATGAACAATTAGTAATACCTGTTGCAAAAAGTTACAATTTGGATTATAGAGTGTGGGGTACTTGTTCCTACACCAACTATATGACACAGGAGTTTGACTCCTATGATGAAGAATGGGTTAAAGACTCTGCATCACAACAAAATAATGATGGAAGTTGGAACATGTGGGAGGGACAAGAAAGATCAGAAACTGAATATGATAATTATGAAGAAAGTGATTATGATTATGAAGATGTGTATGAAATTGACGAATCTAAAAATAGAAACGAATCGGTTTTAGACAAACTTGTAATCGAGAACACTTCAGAAGTAATTGGTTCTTTAGACAAAAAAACTTTGATCAAATTAAAGTCAATTATTGAATCAAGACTTAGACTTCTTTAATTTTTTCGCTTCCTTAGCAAGATCACCTATTGTCTTTTTTTTATCTAACGGATGAACATATCCTCTTTTCCATTTCTGTTCAACTTCTACAGGACCATTCATCGTTTTTCTTGTATCATATTTCCAAACAGATATACAATCCTCGTCCTCGTAAACAACTTCCCATTTTATTTTGGTAGTTTGTGTCGGTGTTGGAGTTTTATTCATTTGCCAAATATACAAAAAAAATCCCCTCAGTATAGAGGGGATTAATTTTTTTAGTCGACAACTTCATCAGATCCTTTCTTCTTGTTGATCCATTTGTCAACAGATCCAATTCCGAAAGATCCTAATACTAACCATAAGAAAGAGTTAAAAATGAATTCATTAATAACTAAGTCCTTTCCTAATGATCCTGTAACAATATCTGCAATAGCAAAGATTGTCATCATTAAAAATGCTGCAAAACCTACAACACTTTTTTCATTGATTGAATTGTTGTCGTCGAACAACTGCGCGAAAAATTTCTTCATATCTTGGTAATTTACTTACCAATAAATATCTCTTAAGGTGATTTAAGGGCAAGCATTAATTGGATAATTTGCAGAGCCTTCACTATATGATTGAGTTCCTGAAGAAATCGGTGTAATACTTGTTATTTCAAATGTTGAAGTATTTTCACCAATCTCAGCTCCAGCAAAAGTATTGTTACCACA